GCTCTTCAAAATTAATCATTCGTTACTCCAACCTTTGACGTACTCATCCGAAAAATTATATCGGGAGAATTCCTGACGGCGGATGAACTTATACCGGCGGGTCTTTGAAAGTTCACAAACAAATCCCTCACTTAATATAGGAGTTCTCTCTCCGGGGTTCTCCACATTGCGTTTGCGCTCGACATATGCGGTATTCAAGTCGTCTGCAAATACATCTTCCAGTGTATTTATAATAGAATGTTTTACTCGGATCAGATTGGCGTATGTCGTCATGATCGCATGAATATGGCGTTTGACATTTGCCATATCTGCCGCAAATCTCTGCTCTCTATTGGTAATGCCCAATGGAGTTTTGAGCTTGGTGACAAAGTTGTTATGTCGCTCTGTCATATACTGGGTGATGAGATGCAACCAATCATCACCCTCGACATCAACATCGAATTTGATTGTGTAGTTATAGAATGTCTTGATATCGGCGGACATATACTTAGCGAAGGCCATGGCCTCTTCTGATATCGATCCAATACCACCATTTCTGATGATGTCCCGAATCTTGTCCCGGGTGCCAATTAAGGTCCGGCGATGGTTAGCATACTCGTGCCAACATGTTTGAGTGTCGTCATTGATTGTGACATCACCAACAAATGTGTGCCAGTACATGCCGAGGATCGGCGGCTTCCGACCGCTCTCGCAGTCCCGGAAGTGATCAACCGGAACCTGATATTTGATGACGTTCGGGCGATACTCATATACTAGTATTGGATTGCCGATCTTGGTGTGGCCAATCACCTCAAGTTTGATGGCATATTTGTCCCATAGCATGTCACCAACAGCCCATCCGTTTTCAATATTGCCTTCGAGGCACATAAATGCGAGCACAAGCTTCTCGGCAAGGCCCGGATGCATCCCGGGGTTATTTCTGATTTCTCTGGCGGAATAGTATCGCAACGGGGTCTTTGATAGAGCGGCCTTTGTCCCAACAAAGAATTTACCGGTGTCGGGGCAGATACCCGCCGCAATTGCCGGGGCGCCGTCGATCTTTTCGGACCATATACCTTCTGGGATATCACCGAGGAAATCCCCTATCATGGCAGTCGAGCCACAGAACAGGATATCCTCAAAATGTTCCATATGTTCTTTCATATCTTCACCTTGAGCCCTATTCTGGTCGAGCCCGAGGATGGGCCGCCGTATGTTGAAAGATGGAATTGGGTCAGCATCGGGAAGTCCGGTACGCCCAATAGATTATCCCCATGGCCCGTGAAATATATGTCGGACGTCCGGCTTCCTCTATCATATACCACGAAATAGTTGTCTCCGCCATCCCTAAAATGATCGACCAACACATTGCGCATCGAGTGCAGCATGTCCGGACAATCTATTCGAAATTCGCTTGGGAGTTTGCCGGATTTGCCGACGCCATGATCACCCGCAAATCCTATGGATGGGTCGAGTGATTGGTAATGGTCCATCAGAGACACGAAGGTGTCTTCGGATGTGCCGTAGATCGACGCCAGACGGTCAAGGAGAGGCGGATAGGATTTTCTGGATGCAGACTTGTCAAACAGCGTGATGGGCGCTGACGGGCTTCCAGTTCCCTTGATTTCGAATTGCTGGATGGTGCCGTCTATCGACACGACAAGATCGGGGGCGGTCGAACCCGGAGGGGCGCTGGACACGAACTCATAATCGACGGAGGAGTGTAGAAACTCTGCGACGGAGTTTTGTGCCAGCGCCCCATGAGCGACTCGGCTCTGCCTGTTCCCCGATGGCTTGGCGACTTTCGAGATATGGATGAACCCGGCGGCAGGTCCTGTTGGGCCGGTCAGAGAAACTTCCCCGAACACTCCCCGACAATCTGCGCCAGCATTCTCTCGGTCAGCCAATTCCGTTGATGTGAACCACACCGGCGTGCCCGGTGCAAGTTCATGGCCATCGGGGAATAGGCATGCTGCACCGACTACGTCATAGCCATCAGGAGAGGAATGGCAGGTGACGTAGTCGGTGCGTTCCCCTGCGCCGGAAAACCGTATGTTGTTTTCTGTCGCTGGGAAATTCTTGGCTGTGAATGTAGCCATTAGATCGGATCAGACATCGCTTCGAGGCCGCATGTCATGAATGGGATGAATGCTTTCCACTGATCGTCCGGACCCTCGGGATCGCCATACTTTTCGGCAAGAGCTTTTGCGGCGAGGATGATACGATCCTGTGTGGCAATCACATATCGGGGGTGAAGTGAGGCGGGCCGGGCTGGCGAAATAATACCATCGTCCGCCAACCGTTTGAAGATTGTGTCCTTGGACAGCCACGATTGATCACCGTATTCGATTGTTGAACCATAGCTCGGGGAGCTGCCCCATCCTCCATCACCTTCCATATCCATCATCCTTCATTGCGTCCATGACAAGTTCCACAAGTGGAACAAAGCCCTTCCATTCATCAGCCGGGACTATTTCCGGGTCACTTGGATATAGCTCGGCGAGTGCCTTGGCTATATTGATTTTCAGAAAGGCATCACCAACATAGACAGGTCTTTGCGAACTATCTTGACCATCGAGCGTCATTTTGCCGGTGGCCTTGTTGAATGTGCCACTGATAGTTCCACTCATGACGTTTGCGTTTTCGGCTTCGACAAGTTCGGCACGGCTGCCCGCCGCCGCCGCCGCCAACGCTCTGAGCCAGAAACCCTCCGGCATGGTTGACATGGCCATGTCAACGTCACGGGATTCGTCCCACCATGCTTTGGTTGGCTCAGACAGCATGGCAGATGCCCTCGGAAATTAGATTAGCCGCAGTCCGGCCATAGAACCCCTGCAGGGACCACACTGTGCCGGTGTTGATCAGGTGCTGCCATGCCTCGATAATCTCATCTTCGTCATTCTCGCCCTCGGCGTCTTCGATCAGCATGATTGCATCAAGGTCCGTCATGATCATTCTCCATCTCTAATAGAAAACCATTCTAACATAAGAAGTCGTTCGAGTCCATAGGCTTCTACTTCCCATGGCAGTTGATCGTATTCCGTATCATCCGGAACGTCCACGGAATTCCATGTTGTCAGTCCGGTCAATGGATTTGTGCCCATGCTGCCTCGAACAATCTGCCAGACATGGATGCATTCGTGTACGAAGTTCTGGATCATGTAATCGTGCTCAAGGCCATTCATGATTATGATCAAGAACACGCCTTTGCGCTCATGCATGGTCGCTTCCACGTCACCGATGGTCCGCCCGAATGCAAGCTCGACATTGGTGCCGAGCGGCATTGACAGTCTATCGAACAACCAGTTCCATACAGCGTGAAGCTCATCTTCGGCATCCGGGCGCTGGTGGACATATAGGGTCATCGGGGATGGGTGATCTTACCGACAAACCAGCCGATACCATATGATCCGACAAGGATCGTGAAGAGCTGGGTGAATCCATGCCCGAACATCGCAGTGATGGCGCTGGAATAGCACACGGCCAGACCGGCTACAATTGCGATCATGATGATTTTCTTGGTATCCATTATTTGTCCCCTTTCAGGAAATCGAGAAGGCGGGTTGTCATGATCCACGTCGCAAACAGGTATATCGTGGGCAGGGTGACGATAAGGGACCAGTATCCATACGCCCCACCTGCGTACCATCCCATGAGCCATGCCACGATGTAGCAGATGGCGTGTCTAACAAACATATTCATATCCTTAATCCAAGTCCAGACGAATGCCGAGATAAATTGGGAAGCGAGGCCGCCCGTTTGTTCCGACACCCTGAAATTTGAATGTCACCATTTTGCCGATGTAGTCCTCACGGTTATCCCACATCTCGGCACGTTGCTGCATATCATAGCCGGAGCCGCAATCAAATTCAAGCCCATTCCATGAAATCTTCCATGCGCCCAACAGCCCGGCGGGAATAAGTCCCTCGGCATGTGTGGATCGCTCGGTCCTGCCGAGATTGTTTGTCACGGCCTCATTGGTATTGTGCATCATCTCGGTGTATCCGATGATCTTGCCTTCGTCGTCATCGAACTTCTTGATCTTCAAGAGGATTGCCTGTTTCACGCTCGATCTCCCGTATTTGTAAAGACCCTTCGGATCACGGATCATGGTGCCCTCCCAGCCATCGGCCAGATGTTGGATGGCCAGCTCACATAGTTGGATGACATCATAGACAATCGTATGCGGGACATACACAATGCACTCATGCGCCTTGGACTTCCGGAACAAATGCTCCAGCCGGTCCTCATATGCCATGTCGGGGTATGTGAAGTCATCAAACGCATGGAAGCGCCAGTATGGCTCACCGGTCGAACGCATGACATCCGACTGGACATCATTGAATTCCTTCATCTTGGTGCAGGCCTCATCCCAATATGTGATGATCTCGCCATCCAGATTGTCGGGCACAAAGCGGGCAAAGCGCTGGATATACACATTCCGGATTGGCTTCAAGCTCCGGGTCTGGAACTCACCCTCACGTTTGAGAATGCGAATCCCGTCGAGCTTCGGGGTTGCGATGATCGGGAATTTGAGATTGTCGTAGTCCTCGATTGTCTTGAGGGTTCCGGCGAGCAATGGCTTGAATGGCTTCATGGGTAGTCTCCTTAAATGCCGCCGACCGTGAGCTTGTTGCCGTCAAGCAATCCGTCACGGTGGCTTTCGATCATGACAGCTGTCTTGAGCTGCCGCAGGTATTGTTTGGCGATGAGCGAATATGCATCCTCACCGGTCTGTCGATACGCAAAGTACGCCGCCCACAGCGGTTTGTCAACCATGGTCTGCACAGCGAACGCAAAATCCTTTGGGGACATGTCAAATGCGTTGGCCTTCTCGACAAACCCTGTCAGCTTATCCGCCCGGCCCTGAATGGATGACCGAAGCTTCGACGCATATTCACCGATCCAGACCTTGCGGTCGTCATCCAGCATCGGGATGAGATCATCCAGCTGGTTGTTCAGAATGACTTCGATGATCCGGCGTTCAGAACCCGCCAAGTCGATGCAGCGGTGAAGGGCGACATACTCATCAGCCTTGATCTTCACACGGTGACCATCAGGCCATACAAGGACAACGCCCTCATCACCCTTCAACTCTCGGACACTTTGCACGAAATTCTCAAGCACAAAATCACACTCGGTGATCAGCTTGATCTGCCGAGGGACGATGGACAGGTAATTACCGGTCACATTGTTGCGAACAGCCAACAGGCGCAGTTCGGACTTCTCATATGGAAGCACGATACGATTTGTGGGCGAGGTGAATTCATAGATCGGAGTGTAACCGGTTTCCATGTAATTGATCATCTCACGGCGATCCCATTCCAGCATGTCAACTTCGTGCAATGCCTGCACAGCGACATCGGACAGACCCTTGCGGGTCATGAAGTGCAGCTCGCCATTGAGCATGACAGGGTGGATCATCGAGCCATCGAGTTTGGTCTGGACCGAGATCGGCTCACACCAGTCAAGCGCTTCCATGGAGGATTCCGGGCGCTCATTGAGATTGAAGAATTTGTGGAATGGCCGAGCAAGAATCTTCCCGTCCAGTCCAAATTTCAGGCCACGGCCTTCAAGATGAATTGGCTTGGTAAAGGTTTCGGGTGAAGAAAACACGTAATCGATACATGTGCCCCATTCACGCTCAAGGATAACGAAACCCGGAGTGTCCTTGAACTCATGCACAATGTCATCGAGGTGATTGATGATTGGGAACTTGTTCATAGGACTTCTCCGGGTTGCGATAGACTTCATATTACAGGATCATGAGATCATGTCAACTGATATATTCAAACACAGACACGAATGGGAGATCATCACCTGCAAGCGCATGTTTCTTGGATGACTGGAATGTCATGTGATGTTTCGTGATGATCTCCGGATTGGTTGTGGTGCTCGATGGATCATAGCTTTTCAGCTTTTCGTCCAGCGGGCGATCAATGATCACATAGTTCACATTGACTTCACCAGTATCGGCGCCTACAGCCGCAAGAAGTTTCTTGCGATCACCAGCACGGAGATTGGTGGCGTCAAACTGGACATCCAGTCCGGCATCAAGCCGAGCCTTGGTAATTGCATGCGCAGCTGTGAATGTCGTATGAAACCCTTCGGGAGTATATGCCCGCTTGGCATAGTTCACACCACCGAATTGAATGGAGCGGATCGTGTCGGTGGACACGATTGAGCTGCGAGGAAATCCTTGATCTTTGAGCCACGAAGACTTCCCGGCGCCGGATGGGCCGATCAGGACACTCAGGAGTGGCTTGCGTGGACGCTTTGGTGCGGCGGGTGCATTGGTATCAAAGTCGCCCGGGGCGACCTGAAAGCAGGTCACACCCTCTTCACGCCACATATCAACAACACACTGCCGATCATCATAGACGACATCCGGAGCACAGCCGTTCGCCCGGGCTTCATTGAGCCATTCACGCTTGATCGTGACATCGGATCGATAGTCAGTGCTCGAACGCATGTTCCCGATGAGATCACGGGCTGCAACCATATCCAGAGTGGGGGTGTAGAGTGTGCCGATATGCTGATCGAGCCAGATCGCCGTCTTGAGCATGACCGCATCGCTGCGGCCTGACCAGATTTCGACATTGTGGCCCATATCAAAGTGTGCCTGCAGAGCCTTGATCACCGGAATGTTCGGAAGGTCTTTGTCACATGCCTCGAAGAAGCTATCCCAGTCCCGGGCGCCATCACGGACATAGTGTGTCCGGTGGTCAATCAGGGCAAGGGTGCCATCCAAATCAAACACGAAATTCATAATACTCTCCAATTCAATTGATGGCCCATCATACAGGACCACTCCCAGATGTCAACCGGTATAAATAATAGAAACACATTAACCCCAAGGAATTTACATGTCAGCTCTCATTACAGGATCATTCACTGGCACCGGCCAATCTAATTCAAAATTCATCGTGCGCAATTTCAACGTATCGATCCTGTTTGGTGCTGCGGTCGGCACAGTCCAGCTGCGACGGTCATTCGATGATGGATCGACATGGGAAGTGGTTGCATCATATACGGGTGACACCGCAACATATGTGTTCGAGCCAGAGCTGCAGGTACTATACGAACTCAATTGCTCGGCATATACATCGGGCACAATCACATACAGAATAGGTGGGAGCGGTATCTAATGCAAGAAATAACTCTCACGGATGCTGACGGGAACCGGATAGTTGTTGACAATTATTCCGGCGCTCTATCAGTTATGGATGTTGCACACTACCACATCCACGAAGGGCTATTCTATACGATATCTCGAACAGAACTAGCGCTGGCCGATAATGCCAGCATTATGTTCTATATCGTGCCGAATCAACTCCGGCTGCATTTGCGGGTCAGTGCCCTATCAGGCGGCGATGGCATGCTTGAGTTGTTCGAAAATCCAACAGTATCTGCAAATGGCACGGCACAGGTTGGCATCAACCGGAATAGATATTCGGCAAATGTTCCGGACTCTGCGATGTACTATGGGCCGACTGTCACCGGCGATGGGACACGAATCTTTGATGCAATTTCGCCCGGGGGATATAAGAATTTCAGCACAGGCGGTGAGTTCGGACTCACTGGTGAATATGTACTGAACCATGACAGAACGTATCTGGCCCGTATGACAAATTTGTCAGGACAAGCAGCTCCAATTGCTCTTATCATGGACTGGTATGAGAATCCCGGGTACTATTAGACCTCGTCATATCCTAGATAGATGATGTTCATCATTGTCTGCAAAGCCGCCTTTGTGCGATCATGCATACGTTGATCCTGTTCGAAGATGTCATTGATGATATTGGTCAACAGCAGCGCATTGACCTGAGCACCGTCATCAAGTGCAACGGACATGTCAAGGGCCGTCGCAACATCAGCAGCATTCAAAATGACAATCTTGTCACGGTCCAGCTTGTATTCAATTACAGCTGGGCCGATTTTGCTTGTGTAGTGTTGTGAAAAATCTGCGGACATGTCATTCACTCCTTCGATAAGTGATTTTGAAATTACCGAACATGAAGTCGATCAGCAGTGCGCCGATAACAGCGAGCCAGATCGGGATCGTTCCGAGTTCGGGGTTGTGAAAGATGACGGCCAAATGGTCGTCCATACAATACCACAGGATAATAGCAAGAATCATAACATCAGTCCTCTTTGACCCACCGACGATTTTCGTCCATGTGTACGGTTGGAGAAACGGACCACCGTTGGGTCCAGTTTGGTAATTGGCCATCGGCCCGGGCTTCGTGGAATTCCAGAGCGCCCTTGTTGACCAGTGATTTCAGAACCAGCTGGACTGCCCGTATATGCTTGACCGAGCGCTGGCGAGTAACTTCCCACAGATCAACGGCATTGTCGCCGTTCGCAGCATGAGCCACAGCATCCATAACATCAACTTGATTGTCGGTGAGTGTGAAGGACTTGGTCATGGGCGTCTCCTCGGGTTTCAAACTATGACGTATGTATACCCGAGGAGTTATTCCATGTCAAGCGCTAGATTGCAGCACGTTCCCGAATTTTATTCAGGGTCTCGTCGGTCTTGCAAACACCCGGGCGAAGGCCATCGAAGGATGGGTCATATACGTACACATCAACCAGATCGTTGACATATGGCCCATTCTCATCCCGGGACGTGACACCGGCATATACGGCCTGACGGCCACGCTTGGATGTCTTGCCGCCGTGCACAGGATTCTTGTACACATCCTGCCATGCACCATTGATGAAAATCGCATTGGCCTTCATGGCGAACTGTAGCGTATCCCGATTGACACCCTGTAGAAGAGCGCCGCCCATTCCGAACACGACATTGTCAGCCGCAAAACCGGCTTTGGCGAGATTCGCCAAAATGGTATCGATGGAGTCGAGATTGATGCCGTCGCCCTGCAGAACCCGGATGAATGGTGGCAGAACCTTGAAACCCTTGGAGTTTTCGGTGGTCCCGAATTTACCGGCCAGAAGCTTGACGCATTTAACCGGAACGATAGTCGGATCACCAGAGTCCGGGCGGACAACCAATCGAGAGCCACGGTCCCCAAGGGCGACGACTTCATCATACAATTCTTCGCCGTAGATCGTGGCACAGGCATTATAGATATCGTAGCTATCCGAGACGATACTTACGATGGCGCCGGGCTCGCAGGATTCAATCATCCGACGATACATGGCCGCCTCGTGTTCTTGGCCCCAGCTGGTGACGGTCGAGTGCTCGGTTGCAATGACGCTGTATGCTGGCATCTCTTCGCCAGTGTTGTAGAACTGGCGGGCATATTCAAGACCCTCAAGGGTGTCAGTACCCATGAAGTTCACGATGTGAGCCATGCCACCGATACCGGCAGACTCACTTGACGAAACGCCTCGGGCGCCGAAGTCATGCAACATGAAGTCGATTGCACCGGGAGCATCACTGGTGTCTTCCAGATATGCGGCCAGAAGCTTCTTGATTTCCCGGCTCTGGGTGCAGACAGTGGTTGGATACCAGATGCTGCGCAGGAGAGCGGTCTCGATGAATGAGGTGAGCCATGGCACGGATGGATCGGTGTTCATGACCTGAACCAGACAATTGCGCAGGCCGATTACGGTGCCCTCGGGCAGTGCCTGAATGCGCAAGGGGAGCATACCGCCACAAATATTGACAATGTACTCCCAGCCTTCACGATTGAAAGGCACGCCATGAGCGGCGGCACGCTCGGCGGCATAGTCAACATCAGCTTGGGTGAGCGGTGTCGTCAGATAGTTCTTGATGAATGCCTGAATGCCAAGAAACACTGTTTCCTTCCATCCGGCATCACACCCCCGGGCCTCGATATACGAACTCACATATTGGGCACCATCCGGCAGTTGTTGGAAGTGTCCGAGTTTATAAGAATCGGCACGCATAAGGGGATTTGGAATAAATGTCATTTTGTCAGTCTCCACTGATCTAGGGGTTTGCCTTACTGGCGGTATAGCGGATATCAACAATCGAGTCAATATCCGAATTATGTTATTTCGGGGCGGCTGCAACCTTGGAGGAGAAATAGTCCGCCCGGAAGATATCGTCAATTCCCCAGCTGGTATATTTCAGTTCGTTATCGAGGAATTTGTTCATCGTGGCAAGATCGTCAATATGAATCGATGTCACGAATGCATTACGGGCGGTATCGACTTCAACTGTGCACGCATCATCCACGATCTTCTGTGCGGCGTTATCAGCGTCGGCTCGGGTATTGGATTCGAGATTGATTGCCGCTGCAGCATGTTGGGCAGGGCGCTGATCATCGAAGAAATCGAGGGTGACATCATTTACACCATTCTGCTTGGCAATGAGGGCGTACCAAAGAATGCCCGCCGATAATGTCGGTGTGACAACAGCATGCTTATATGGCTTTCGGACAACGTCCTTATGCTTGCAATGAACAGCGTTCTTGGCCCGAGACCATGCTTGTATATACTGACGGGCAACTTCAACAGTGCGCTCTTCTTCACGGCGGCGTTTACATCCAAACATATCAAATTCCTTAGATTGCGCCTGCAAGACGCAGACGGCCTTTGCGGCTGACTTCCACAAACACCTGATCCCCATTGGACCAAGTGTGTTCTTTTACTTCAACGAGGCGCCGACTGATAAGACGGCGAAATGGTTGCTCGGTAACCCGAGCTTGGCCGAAGCCGTTAAGATTGATGCCACCGTTTGCGGCCAGAAACCGGAGAGCCTCAAGCTCATCCGTGATCGGGGCGGTGTACTTGACAACGATTGGCGCTGGCTCGATGTGGCGAATGTCATCAATCGTGATCCGAGCCGTCACCACTGCCATGTTGATCATGTCGTGGATCATGTTGCGAGCTTGGTTCATCATGGCGATCATCCTCATACTGCAGTGGGTGCGGGACCATTGGAATATTTGAAGCCATTTGGTATATGCGGTGCTTCATGTCCTGCGCTGTCAGTACATTACCATATTCATCACACAAGTCAAGTGTGTTGATGCCATTTAATATAGCCTCTTTCATATGGTATTTTCCGAGGAGATAGTTTCGATCAAATCGATTAGACATCTGTAACGTGCCGTATACTCTCTAATATGCTGGTGGCCTCCGTCAAGTATCTGCCATGTACCACAGCTTCCCAGTCATGCCCATTTGGGGCAAAAAAGTCAACCTCCTCGGCCCATATTGCGATGTCTGCCCGGTGTGCGAATATGTGATATAACAGCTCCGCAAAATGTTTTTCGAAGAACATATGTTGGGGTCCGGCGTGTCCAGACACAGAATCCATAGAAGACATAAGGGCTACCGCATGATCCATGTATGTGCGATGGACAGTCATGCCCCATACGCCACGGTCTGTCCGCTTACACTCGATGATTTCGGCATGCCATTCCTTCACATCGACGGGCGATCCGTACTCGTCAATCAGTTCAGCGGCAAGGCGCTGTAAATAGCTCACTTACATCCCCGCCGTAAGGCGAAGGATCATGAAGGAGTGATCCTCAAAGAAGTCTGCAGGCTTCACTTCACTCAGAGGCATCCAGAATGCCCGGGCCGCATCATCGCTGCCCTTGACCTTCGGAAGGCTGTCTTCATTCGGAAGATGGATCAGATATGCATTGGTAATAACTCGGGCACGCTTCGACCGGCCCGGATCATCGAAGACCCGGCTTGTCTTGATGTTGCTCCGCAGAACACGATCAGAGCGATCAATACCGGTTTCTTCCCGCAGCTCACGCAGCATTGCATCTTCGAGGGTCTCGTGGAGATTGATGTGACCACCCGGGCATGCCAGAAGACCCATGCCGGGACGGTTCTTGCGTTCGACCACAAGGACATGCCCATTCATGACAACAACCGCATCAACCGTCACGACATTGACATCGAATTTCTTCGGGTCATAGTTCTGATCAAAGTCCCACTCGGGAGCCAGTTCTCGCAAGATCGCCTGATTTTCACGATCCCATATAATCGACGGGCTTCCGAGACCGACAAGATCACGGTTACCATAAAACTGATCGGGCTCCAACCATGGGCATGATTGTCCGAGGCGCTTGTAGAAGAATTCACGGATGCGAGTGGATGCGAATGTATCGAAGCCAGCCGGAAGCAAATCCGAATCCCATTCAGGAAAGAACCCGAGATAGTTGCTCGTATGGTCCTTGTTATGGCCGGTGAGGATGAAGGTAGCATCCGGGTCATTGGCGGTCTCTGTGACCCTGTGACGGACGCTGGCGGCCCACTCGGCGTCCGAGTAGGTCATGTCATCGATTGGACAGAAGGACACACGCTTACTATCAATCCCGTTATGGGGATAGTACATGGCCTTGGTCCAGAACTTGACACGCTCTTCGTATGTAAATGGGTTGGACGTTCGCCGTCCAAGGTTCGCCGATCCGATACCGATGATAACACGGTCGTGGCGTTCGAGGGCACGTTTGACAACTTGCATGTGGCCGATGTGCACGGGCTGAAAGCGCCCAATAAAAACTGCATAATCCATTGTGCAAACTCCATTGCAACATGAGGGTGACCTTACTGGTCGATTGTATTTATACGAATTATTTTGACTTGTCGAATCTCTTCGAGATGACAACGATCCCGGCCCACAGATACATTGCGACAAATAGCCAGAGCCAAACCGTCGCAAAGATTGAAAGAGTCGGGGTGGTCATAATGATAATGAGGAAAATTGCGCCGAGGAACAAATTGATCATGAGGGAATCCTATCGGTCAAAGTTTGATGGGCTGGCGGCAGGTTCTGCGCTTGGCCAGCTGCTTCTTGTCCTGTACCACCCGGGGGCGATACTTCGGAGTGCGGATCGACGCATGGTATGGATTGAATTTTTGCATGGGACACACTCCTCTTTCGTTGTGTCTGTTATGGGGCATTACGAGGAGTGTGTCAACTACAAAGTCTTCATCCACTGTTTTCGGCAGCGGTGATTGTCTTTCCAGCTGGTCGCATAATAGCGAGAGTTCGATATATCATCCCACGAGTCTGCTAGATTTGGCGGGCTGCGGCGGGGACGTGGATGAACACCCTGATCTATGGAATCATACCATGCACGCTTTTCGGACACAGTTGCAATCGATCTATGGCCACCGGCCCAGCGCATTTCCATTGTATATTCATCACGCCATCTCCATGGCGCAACATAGTATTGTGATTTTGTCTTCATTAGAGGCTCCGTTAGTTGTTACTAACGGACCCCCGAGCCCCCATCTATCATGGCGCAATATCCGTTGGTTATTTATGTTCGGGCAGTTGGCCCGAGCGATACGTGGAAACTGGATTGATCGACTCGGAATGGATCGTATATCGCCAATGCCGTTTTAAGCGCCAGTTCAACACCGCTCTCCATATCCCAGTCCGAGCCGGTCATGGCGCAGCTAGTGGCTTCCACAACAGCGGCTGCTACGCATAGCATCTCGCTGCAATGGCGTGAGTTTGCAGATGGTATCTGTGTATTCTTCGTGTGTCATAATTCAATAATCCTTGGAATGATGACAGGTTCAAATTGGTTCTCGCCGGGATACCCGACTGGATTACAGACTACCCAACATCCATCCTTCGTGTATGCGAAGCGATTATGGGTGTGCCCATGAATCCAGACTTTGGCACCAAGGGCGCTATCCCTGTCATTGACGAAATATGGATTGGCGCTGTCACCGGCATAATCCGGATGCTCGCTTTCAATGAATGCCGGAAAATGCGTCACAATGACATCAGCTTTGGCATCTTTCAAATATTGCCATTGGGCATCATGCACCGCAAGAGTTGTGGCGGCATCCCATTGCTTGATCAGGCGATAATCTGATATACAGCGCTCGGCAAACAGTCCCGAACTGACACTATCCCGGAAATTCGACCAGAGGGTTGCGCCCGCAAATACCACGCCGTCTATCTCAACTGTCCATGGGGCGCCCATATCACTGGTTGGATGCTCATCTTCCGCACCGTGATAGTAGTCGTGATTGCCCCGCACACCCAGCACTCGGCCATAACGTTCCCGAAGCATGTCCATGATCTCGTCATAGTGCACCGATCCATTACCGGCATCACCCGCAAAGATCGCAATGTCTGCATCTTCGGCGGTTTGGCAGATTTTCATTGGCTTGTCATAACGCTTCCATGTGTCGGCATGGGTATCACTGATGTATGCAATCTTCATTCGATGTCTCCAAGCAGGCCGATATCATCAATCGATACCAGAACGAGCTTCGTGCCCACAGTCACGGATGCCTCGGCAAGCGCCAAGAGGGACCGGGTGCGGTATAGTTTTGATGAGTTAAGGATAGGGTCACCCCTCAACATCTGTGCGATGCTGATCTGACACGCTTCGATAATGGCCTCGGCCTTTAGTGCTGCGGATGTTGTTGACATATTAAGGAGCCTTTGGTTTGTATTCAAATACGAAATATGGGTAGTAGTCGTCCGCATCATTAGTACCGATGCGGAGCCATACATGCCCGGTGCGGTCTTCCATATAATACCCGGGATGCCGTGCGCCGTCATCAGCCTCCGCAATCTTGACATATGCAATGGGATGATGCTGGAAGATCAAATTAGTTGCATTCTCGGGTGGCACAGATTCCACGCCATCAAGCATGGATCGATATCCATCGTCCTCATCCTCAACGGCCTCAAACACAATCTGGCCGATCTTGAATGTACAGTTATCCACGCCATAGAATGCATAGTAATTCTCATTCACGAATTCATCAAGACTTACCTTGCGTTCATATGTCATGTCGAAAACCTTTTGGAATTGATAAGGCGGCGGATATCGTTCGGGTTGCGTACACCGCTGACCACGATCTCACATGTATCAGTCGCTGCCGAGCCGATCTCGATATCACCGACACCAAGCATGCGATCAAACACACTCCGGGTCACATTGATGACCGTCACGTCAACATGATATACTTGTGAGTCATGATGCCGGAGAATACCCTCCCGATAGAGGGTGAACTTGTCGGTCATGAACAGTGTCTGGGCCAGCGTTTCGATCCACCATAATAGCAGAAGGACAATACCGATACCAACCGGGATCAGAATGACGCATCCAAGAAACGTGAACGGTTTGTTCCGAAACATGGCTGGTCTGATTTTGAGAATTTCTGAATCTTCGGGTAGCATTGTACTGTCCTTATTTGATACCATTATACCACAGGTAATTTGGGCTGTCAACCCGGTGAATGCATTTTCACTTCACCGGCTGCAACAGCGTCCTTGAACATTTCCGAGTAGTTGGGCATGTGGGCATACATGCCCATCACGGCGTCATAGTTTTCCCATGCAAACTCTCGGAACCAACCGGACGTGATTGAGGTGCAAACCTTCATCAGAGCCATGGCGAAGCTATCATCAGCGTGCACATGTGGGAATGGGATTTGGCTGCGTTCGAGCGCCAGAACACACGACTCCTCATATACTGCCGAGAGCCGGATATCATAGATACACGCATCAAACAGCTCACGGCTGCATTTGACATCCTCGCCCGGGACCTTGAAATACTCATATGCCGGTTGATGACGCACCTTGACGACCTGATGGATCGAGTCGTGATCATACACATATGGAACGCCATCACCGGCAAAGAAATCCTTCTTGGACTGTGACAGGCTCGGATGGGCGTAGTCATATGTCTCGGCGGTACGAGCCTTGTACCAGTCCACAAGATTTTCGGGAATTTTTGCACCAAGGTCCCGTAGGATTTTGGTATCCGACATGGTCTTGAGAAAGTGTGGAGAGTTCCGGAGAAATCGGTGGCTCATTTTCAGGGTGTACTGAACATCAAGAGATGCATACACCAATAATCCGCCATCACAGATACTCTCAGGATCGTCCAACACATACTGATACAGTTCGGCGGCCAAAGAGTCCGGCCATGCAATCTCGAATTCATAGATGGCGCCATGGTCAGCCTTGGTCACAATCTTTTTCCCGCCGTGGAGATATTCAATCGGATAGCCGAGATTCTTGACCACATTGTCAACTGCTGACCATGGGGCAATATAATCAATGTCCCGGGGCTTCCGGGTGGCGGCGAGCTGGGATGCATGTCGCAACATTGCCCGGCTACCAATAACTACAAGCTTCTCGGTATTATCCATAGGTCTCTCCATCAATGATTAGGCTCCACCCTATATTAGAGCGGAGCCTGTGTCAATGTACTTTATGTGACGGATGCTGCCATCCCCAGAAGTTTGTGCACAACCCATACCTCGGGATAGAAAATCCCGGCCCATCGAAACACATTGAGGAATGTCGATAGGAAGATAATGATTGATATTACATATGATACAAACCGAATACAGAATGTTGCGACATCCCACCCGCTGTCCATGGCCCGGCCATTACCCTCAAGGTATTCCTCGTGATATCTGGCGGCGCCATCGGCCATGATTGCTCCGAACGTATACACGATCAGGATTGCAAAGAAGCCCGATACAATCAGGGATGCTGCATCAACCCGGGCATACAACAGGGCAAGATCAATTCCGGCCTGCGCATTCTCGGCGACGAATGTCTCGAATACCGTCAGGTAATCGGACAGGTGTTGGGTGAACGTCTCCATCAGCAGCTCTGGGAGCTGGCGGCCCAGCCGTATAGCGGCTCGCCATAGCCGTCAGCGGCCTCTGGATCATTGTCACCACAGCCCGTATACCATCCACCCATGCCATATGCAGGCTCGATGGAGAACGATAGGCCATGTTTGTCGGCATGGAGTTCAGCCGCACGCAGCGCAGCCTCTGATACCGATACCAAACGGGAGAGTTCCCGGTCTGGGTCGATCTCTGTGATCGTTTTATTGGAATCTGTCATATATGAAGTCATTTCGGTGGTTAGCAGGATGCTGAACTAGCGTTCCATCCATGTTTAATGTATCCGTCATGCGAATCGTCGGCGCCTTCATAGCGGCCACCCATTGCATATGCCGGGCGAAACGAGAATCCGATATCATGCGTGTCCGCAAATGCCTGTGCGGTTCGCAGGGCACGCTCAGCCTTCTCGACCAGAGCTGCCATCTGTTGATCGGTTGTTGGGCGGGCTGTTCTGGACATCCTAGCAGATCATGCTGGAAGATGACCAGCTGTCATCGAACTCTTCTTCGTCCGCAGACTCATCCCAGCCATCATTATCATCGGCATTCTCGCCGGTGAACAGAGTGTCCATCGAGATGTTGTTAGATACCGCAAAATCATGGGCATCCTTGATTGCCTGTACGGCAGCGGCTTGTAGGCGGGCCATTTCGGCGAGCGTGGTCTGGTTCATTTGATGGTCTCCTTGTTGACGACCGCAGGTGTCTGGGTCAATTCTGAAAGTTTGCACAGATTCATAGTTGAATGAGCGCCATTCCATGATGTCGAAATCGACACATCGGATTTGATCGGTATATGCATGAGACTGTTCGGCAAGAGTTCCGCCGGTTGGTTCCAATGCAGCGTCGATCAGAGTTGGATTTGTGGTGCACATCATTGTGCGCAGCGAGCCATCCTTCTTGCGGAAGGTGACTTCGACAAGGCCAGCGTATAGCGCACTGCGCATGGTTTGGCGGCTGATTTCCATCGGCTTGGGTGTCATTGTGAGATCACCCGTGTTTGGCGGATCGTGGTGCCCTTGAAGAGACCAGCGCAAGCAACGCCTTCAACCCGGGCGCCGGTGACAGATGTCGCCGTCCAGCCGGTATGGAACGAATCATCTTTCGAGCATCCGAAGAAGTTGTATCCCGTGATATCAACTTCCGTATAGCCCTGCGATTCCAGCATGGATACTGTTGCATCCGGGCGTGTGCAGCCAGACACTGCGATTGCGGCAAGAAAGACTGCCGTGACAAATAGTGATTTTTTCATGATATATCCTGTGCAAATGTTGCGTCAACATCAATGCCCTTATGGTCAACGATGTAGTCAATTACCCGTTGAGCTTCCCAGCGTTCCGGGTCTTCCTGTTCATCCGGGAACCCCCAGACTTCATAATGCGAATACCCAGCTTCCGGTGGGGTATCTTCCCGGGGAAGCGAGTAGTGAAACTTTGATGCCTGTACACTGATGGACGTGCCATCACCAAGGATCATCGCCCGAGCCCTCCAGTCAGAATACCCGGTGGGCTTGTTATATGTGCGCAGCGCCATAATGACGTCTGACATCGCCTTCTGATTAGGCGGGGTTGATCTGAGGACTTCGCCCTGCGAAGATACGATCACCGGAACATTTACCTTATTCATGGGACATCTCCACTTTCGTTGTGACTATTGAGCCCTATGTATATCCTAACCAGATTTGTATGTCAACATCTATCTACCGTAAAATTCAGAATATCCGGGATGACGTTTCGCCTGATCGAAAAGATACCATGATGCATTGTCCTTACCGGTGTGCTTCGAATCCTCGATCCACTTTACCCGGCCAATGGAAACGATCTTGTGGCAATATTCCAGATACGGTTTCGCCTGTACGGTCGATGCCCAGTCATTATCGAACAGCAGCCATGTAGGCGCTTGTGCCGATAGGTTGTCAATGATGGGGTGTAGGAGCTTGCGATCCCATGGCGGATTGGTGATAAACATCATAGTGTCTTGATGTGCCCTATAGTCCGATGTCATAGCATCAGCAATCATCCAGCCAAACTCCGGGTCGATATCATATGCGCCGACGCACTTATGGCCAGCCTCGCTCTCAATATGATCGATCAATCGTCCATCACCGGCACATGGCTCGATGAAGCGAGTCCCGGGTGCAAGATGCGGGAGGAGCGGGAGGACAGCCTTGATCGGGGTGGGATAAAAATCACGCTCAACTCGCTCGAATGTCCCGTCTGATCTCTTGCCCATTATCCACGTCCCGATCCGGAGTCTTTCACAAAGACTGGCTCGAACACTCGATAGTATCCATCGGCTGCCTGTGATTGCGCTTCGGCTTCATACTCGGAGAAGGAGCATTGAACTTCCTTCTCCGATCCGGTGTCTTTGTGTCTGAATGTATACAATGCCATGGTTAATCCTACATGCAGTGGTAACGCTCATATGATGGATCGCATGCATATGGCGTTGTGATTGGTGAAACGAATTCTTTCTCGGTGAGAGAGTTCTTCCGAACCTCGGTGATGGTCGGGGCAACAATGTTCACAAGGTCCATGGCTTCCCGCATATTCGGACATTCCTTAGACAGGCGCACGTCCTTGCAGTCATCGCCCGGGCCATAGATGCAGGCAGCCCATCCACCGCTGAACTTGGCGACAATACCCTTGTAGCCGTATGCGAAATGTTGGATGTATGTGCCAGCTTGAATGCGATCAAATCCGTTGGTTGCCATGATGAAATTCCTCGGTTGCTCAAATCAGAATGTCTATATAGGGCACTCGAAATGATATGTCAACCTACTTGCTGTTCAATTTCTGCGTTGCAGACGATAATGAGCACATCCAGAACGGTTTCGAGCGCTAGCTGAAATTCGATGGTCATAACATCGTTCGGAAATGTGCTTGGATTGTAATCGAGCGTTGTGGCGAAGCTCAGAAACTCTTCCCCGGGGTTGACTTGAAGTGCCCGAAAGATTTCGACCAGCCGAGGAGCATGAGTTTCATATCCGGCGCCGTTCTCGACATAGAGATCGAAATATGCATTCTGAAATACTCGGAACATCTCAAGGAATGGTGCGTCGTCCGATACCGGGCCGTTGTCCGGAATCAAATCGGATAGAGAGTTGATCTCGTCCGCCCGGCGACCCGCCCATCCGAAAATTCCTGATTGATCTTCTGGTGCATAATCCATTAGGTAATATCCAGTTCAATAGCATCCGTGGTTCGGGTTGTGACCTCACGAATAATTGACATACCGATGACAGAGAATTCAGTCCGGGAATTTGCCCATGTCGGCGCAAGGCGACTAAACTCAGCCGGGAATGCTTTCGCCCGTCTAACCAGAACGGTGATCTCATTATCATTCGGCATGCTGTTAAAGTGCAACATGATGTCGTTACACTCACCATCGGCGTTATGTGCGATATCATGTGAGGCATCACCATATTCGGTGTGGATATACCCAATATCAAAGCATGTATCTGGCTCCTCTACGGCGAAGATTTCCGCATATTCCATCCCGACATTACATTCCCCATAGGTGCCGGTCATGTATGCAACCATTTCCCTGTGAAAATTTCCGGAATACGAGTCGGTCGCAATATGAAGGATGTATTTGATCATGATAAATTTCCTATTGTTGGTGGGTAGGGAAGGATTCGAACCTCCAGCGCCCTTTCGAGTCCAAATTTACAGTCTGGCAGTGTCCACCGTCTCACAAGCCTACCCATTTGTTACATCTTACTCGGTCGATAAACTTTGGTCAACCCAAATCTTCACATCCGGGAACTTAAATCTTCCCCGAGCGGCCTTCATGACCACAGCCGCAATCTTGTTCGGATTTTCTTCATCCGTCACATCCCGGACATGTGCAACCAGTTCGGGTCCACTCATGTTGGCGAATGGATCAGATGGGATGTATTCCTCGACCATCGCAATCTCGGCCATGAACTGCACCAGAGATGCCTCTGGACGGGCCGTCAGAGCTTCCACACACGTCTCGGCGTTCTTCTTGAACTTCCGGGCGGTCTGGATGATATCGGCGTCTATGACATCCCTTTGCTCATCCTTGGCCAATCTCTCGGCCTCTGACATGAATGTCTGCATAAACGGAACCCATGCCGAATGCTGGCCGCCAAGTTTACGCATGCGATTGATGTCGTCTTTCAGTCTCTCGTACAGGGTCATAATATTTCTTTCGTTTGGCACCACCGCCCGGGATCGAACCGGGGACACACGGTTTTGGAGACCGTTGCTCTACCAGCTGAGCTACGGTGATGCAATTACATTAGCAGTTGGGCAACCCACATAAATCCAAGCGTGACGGTCCACAGAAGGAACGAATATAGGATCAGGATGCCCGGGGTAACCTTGCTGGGTGTTACTGCCGGATCGGTATCCAGAACCGTGCGACATGTGTCACCGGCCCGGGTCAGCAGATGCGGTAGTGTCATGATCGATAGCAGCGCCCATGCATGGACAATCGAGATGTCCGGGAGACCGAGCGGTGTGAGGAACCATCCCCAGATAATCGAGAACACAAAGGCGCCGTAAATTCCGACAGCGAGCGCAAATACAAATCGTACAATGAATGTCAGCATATTATTTATCTCCTACAAGATAGGCCGGAAGGCCGAAATGAACCTCACCATATTCTACATACCAGTCGCTGTCAGGCCGTCCGGGTGTAAATAGTTCGGGGCTGATGCCGCATGTGATGCATACAGCATCATGAATTTCACGCTGCGACGGTTTCGTGGCAGCAAGTTCGATTTGTTTCCGGACGCCAGCAACGAGTCGTTCAAGCGCAGGCGATGGCCGGGCATTTTCAATCATGCGTTCGCTGTCAGCGATGTATTTCTCTCGTGCAGCATCATCCGGAAACGGCGCATAGATGAGCTGACCGAAATCATCTGGATGTAGATCGATAGCACGCATGGCGGCATCAAGCTCATCAATGTATCGGCCAATCCTAGCATCAAGCATGGACACGGCCCGCTTGGCATCTTCTCGGTCCTCGACGGCAAAGAGCTGGCGCTCCCACGTTCCGTCATACTGACCGCCGCCGCCAAATGAAATCACATACAACATCATGAAGTCTCCTCTTAAATTTGGTGGGCAGAGTAGGACTCGAACCTACTAATCAACCGGTTATGAGCCGGTGGCCTCGACCACTTTGGCTTCCCGCCCAAAAAATATGCGTATGCTCGTGAGTATGAATGTTCCGGTGACATCTAGGCTGTATACCCGCCTGATGGTTTTGGGTTAACCCCGCCGCTTTCGCAGCGTTCATTCAAACCGCCCTGACCGTTGTTGGCTTTACACCACACTTGCTCACGAGCATACTGACGCCCTGCAGGGCGTGTTCCGTTATAACCTACCAGCTAACATAGATTGAAATCGACTCGGATGGATCAATCCCATGATTGGCTGCATCCAGTGCTTCCCGGCCCTCGGCGAGAGTGGTGTAGAGCTTCGAATATTTGGCATCATCCCGCAGGTCTTCCGCAGTTCCGAGGGTCTGGTATGAGTCATTGCTGACTTCATATGCTGCCATGAAGGCATCCCCAAACTCATGGGTCTTCTGCTTTGACCAGCCAAGATTTTCAAGGGCCGGAAAGATGTCATCAAAGAGTTCGAAGAAATCTGGTGCTTTGCGAGGTGTCATGTCAGTCTCCATAATGAAATTGGTGGAGCTGGCGCTCTCCCAAGTGAGCTACAACCCCGAATTTGGTTTTAGAGCCAACCATCGTCCTGTATCCGGCCTACTGGAAATCTCCCTGTTGGTGGGAAGGGGAGGTAATTAATCCCCCCGTATCTTTTTAACGCTCTCTAAACTTGGTAGTCAGTGGGAATTTCGAAATCCCGACTGGACATATACTTATACCGAAAATTAATCCAGCGCAAGCAGAAATGCAAGGAATACCAGCCAACCGGCCAATTCCGTGCCCGGGGCGAAGATCGCCAACAGCACGGCGCCTGTGATCACAGATGCGACCAGCACGGCTTTCTTGAGCCATTTATCACTCATTGACCCACACCTCGATTGTATCGATGTCAACATACACCATCATCTCTTCGTCTGCGTTCGCTTTCCGATAGTCCATGGCCAGATCATCATCCGCCGTCACGAATTGCTCGACAGTGTGAAACCCCTTACCACGACTGAATGTCTTTTTGGTTACAAGAAACATGTCCATTATCCTTTTCCGAGTTCATCCAATGGAAAGCCAAGAGCTTTCAGCTGAGTTTCGATATCAGTAATCTGATCGTCCATCGCCGCATTGGCGAATTTTTCGGTGACCGTAAATTTGACTACATTCACTGGCTTCCATGCACCGGCGTGAGCGCTGGCGCCAACATCCCACATCGGTTCAGAGATTACAATCTCGATGACCGGCAGAGGCGGCTCCCCAGAATTACTATCCCGGCTCTTATACCCAGTCGCAAATCTCCCGGAAGTATCACCGGACTTTTCGATTGCGGCATTGTACAAATTCCGGACGGTGTTAAGAGCATTCCATTCCCGGACCAGATTAAGGGTCTGGTGCATTTCATCAACTCGGCTCATGGCATATCCTCAATTTATGGCGGAAGGTGACCAATCAGAAATTCTTCCGAGTTCGGTATACACCTTCCGGCGATCCTTATTCTTATTGACTTGATTGCCGCCAGAAGTAAGTCTAAATGAAAATGTGCGCTTTTCCATATCAACATCATCCTTTCCGACATATACAACACTATCAATCTCCGGGCAGTACACTGCCCATCCGTCGATCAATTCAAAATTAATTGGAACCTTCTTTCCATTAATCGTGGTAGAGAATTGTATATCTATCATACCCCTGTTCAGCGTTCTATATTTTATTTGCAATCGATATATCTTGGAATCTTTCATTGCTATTAGATCGACGGCGCTGTAGTCGTGCATGGGTAGAAATATCTCATACCCAAGCTTTGCCAAATCCCGAATAACTTCGATTTGTCCGATATTACCCTTTTCATTCGTATTCATAAGAATCTCCAATCGTTCTTATGAATATTTATACAAATGCGGCAGTCACCGTTTCAGTCGCATATTGTTGTGCGATCAGACCATACATGCGCAGAACATTGGCATGCCGAAGGCGGAAGAACTCAAGGCCCATCTCATACTTCATTTTGTTCTTGGCCGATGGATTGTTGGACAGATTTTCTGTCATGTCCAGAAACTTGCAGAGGATGCCGAGTTCAGACTTGAACTCCCAGAGATATTCCATGTAGCTGACATCCGGCTCATGTGTCATCTCAACAACCGCAGTGACTACAAGGATAGGCATCCGAGCCTCGATCAAATCTTGGGGAGTGACCGATGTGTCCTCGATGACATCATGAAGATAGCAGACGGCCTCAAGCATCGGGCAGAACGCAAGGCTGGCACGAGCCCGGGCAGCAACCTTTTCGACATGGTTGATGAAGTATGGCCCTCCATCATAGAGCTGACCTTCATGGGCAGTCTCGGCAATGGCCTTGGCAGTCTTAACAAAATCATTCATGGCGCTCTCCGTTTTTCGATCTTCATAATCTACAGGACCCGTTGATCAGAGTCAAGTGGAATCTGCAGTGAATGTCATCCCGATGAAATCAGCGTCCAGTAATGCCGGTGCCACCCGATAATACGGCGAATTGTCATGCACATAGTTTTCATCATTATGTGTGATGCAGAACAATTCGGCGACTTCCGGATCAGAGAATGTCCGGCCCACAACTTCCGTGAACGTGTCAAGACCGTTAAAGGTGTCGGACACGATCACATATATCTGAGTTCCCATGGTATCCTCCCTAGTGGTCATAGGTGTGTTCATTGGCGACCATCCAATCGATCAAGGCATCAAGGGTATCAAACTTGCGGATGATCTCGATGCTGTGATAATAGAGGCGCCCATATGTGTACCCGGAATGATCCTTGGCCGCAGTGATGAATTGACAGCCATCATCGGAACACCTCCGGGTGAAGATGTTGATCATGACATGATCGCTCGGGACATCACCCTCATCAAACTTTTGTCCGACAATGGACTCGAACAATGGCGTCGAGGCATCCGTCGCAATGCGCACGGCGCTGGCGAATGTCGCTCGATCCTCGGGCGAAACCGTGCCGGGAGCCTCGCATGTATCATCGTCATCCCATGTACTTCCGGACTCGTATCCTGTGACTTTCAGGGTGAGCCGGAATGCGAATGCGGTTTCATTGGTCTTGAAATCCCGGTAGTTGGCGATGCTGACCCGTTCGCCGCCAAACAGCGTATTGATCTTCTCGTCCACCTGATTACGGTCAATGCTGCGGGGAGATGCCGATCCTTGACTTGTGACATACTCCCAGTCCACGAACTGTGGATCGGTTGCACTCAGGAATGCGGTGTACTTGTCAGCGGTTGCCTCTCGGCCCAATTTCGTGAGCTGGGTATAACACGCCTGAATCTTGCGAGTCAGGGTGGCGTTCTGTGCATTCAAATCGACAAGCTTGGCTTCTTGGAATGCGATCTTCTCTGCAATGGTTTTGGTTGCCATGGGACTCTCCGTTAATTTCCATTGATACACCTTACAGTATCCGGGAATGGGTGTCAACAAAAAAGGAGGGCCGAAGCCCTCCTAATTCATCACATCGATACGGTGCGGTTACTGAACCGGGCGCATGAAGAATGGAAGACCACTCGACTCGCCACCAGATGAGCTGTACTGTGAAAGAGCACCATCCCACTTCTCGATTGCATTCAGCATCAGGATATCCGGATTTTCCCGGAGTGCCGCACCCTGAATGCGAAGGGCATCTGCCTCGGCAGTGGCCTCCAGAATTCGAGCTTGGGCTCGACCAGTGGCTTCCGCAATCTCGATCTGAGCTTGGGCAGTCGCCGTTGCGATTTGATTTTCTCGCTGGGCGGCTTCTTGATCGGCTTCGACCTTCATCTCAATGGCTCGTTGAACCTGTGGAGGAAGACGGAGGGACCCGATCCAGTAGATGTCATTCACTTGGATACCTTGGGGTGCAAGGCGTTCTCGAACAGCCTCTTCAACATCTTCCATGATGTCAACTCGACCGGCGCCGTAAATGTATGCGGCGTTGTGTGCGGATGCCGAGTTGTTCAGGGCATCCCGGACAATATTGCGGATGCGCTGATCCGTGATCTCTTCGATGCCAAGACGATATGTCTCGAACAGGTCAGATGCACGATCCGGGATGATTTGATATGAGATGCCAATGTCGGCATTGATATCCAGACCATCGGAGTCTTGGAAGCTGAACGATTCGTTGTTTGGCGAGCCCTCATCAATGGCGGCGGTCCAAACATAGTTCTGTTCGAACGTTGGGAACAGGTACATGTCAGTACCCATGCCGAGCCATTCATAGCCGACACCGATTTCTTCGGCCTGAACGCCGGAATCGGAACCGAGATTGTGGACCTTGACACCGACATAACCGGCATGAACCTGACCACAAGCGGCGAGAGATAGAAGGGATAGCCCAACAATGGCGCCCTGTACAAATTTCTTCATCATGATATATTAGCCTTTCGCAAGCATTTTGGAAATTTTGGTGAATGCAAATACATTTCCGATGAGTGCAAACACCAAGATCACGGGGATCATAGCAACAAGCACGCTCGAATTTGTATTCATGAGGAATGACAGCAGGACATTACACATCCAGATGTCGGCGGTGATAAGTGCTGCAATCAGCACCCATGGTAGATATTGTTTCATTATGTAGTCTCCATTATATAAAATTTGGTCCGGGGGGCAGGGCTCGAACCTGCACTCTAAAAGTTCCGGCGTCAATGCCGGGGCGTCTACCATTCCGCCACCCCCGGATGGGGTAGAAAGTGTGGTGCGAGTAGAGGGAGTCGAACCCACACGAGTTACCTCGACGGCACCTAAAGCCGTTGCGTCTACCGATTCCGCCATACTCGCAATATGTGGAGCGGATAGTCAGAATCAAACTGACATCCTCAGATTGGAAATCTGCTGCACTATCGTTGTGCTATACCCGCCCGGAAATTATTGGTCTGAAACCCGTGAATCGAACACGGCTTCCGATCTTCCAAAGATCAGCGATGACCCAGCCTCTTCGCCTCAGATGAATTGTATTTATCAGAACTTACCGTTCTGGTTTACGATGTCTTGAAATGCGTCAAGCGATTCGTCATCGTATAATCTTCCCAGACAAAATCATTCATGATGCATCTCCGTGTGCGTTTCAATATACACATAGTACCAGATGCGCAGGCCATGTCAAGCAAATAAACCGGGGTATTCTGTTGCAAGGATTATAAATCATATAAGTAGTTGTATGATCACCAAACCTTTTACATATTTATTATACCACATCCCCTCGGGAAAATGGTATTATGGCGTAAAGTATGCCGTTGGGTGCAACCCAACCGATCTTTGGACCACGTATTTTTCTTCGTCTGAGCCGGTTAAGGCGCTTATAGAAGAATATGGTAAGGACTCGTTCAAAGTCGAAGTTAGACGAACTTTTAATACTACAGAAGAAGCATTATATTGGGAAAGCAGGGTTTTGTGTCGTATGAAAGTTGTAACCAATCCAATGTGTCTTAATCGATCAATCGGGGGAGGCACTGGATTTTATAGCAATGAGCGTAGTGCAGAAACCCGCCAGAAAATTTCTGACGGTGTTAAGAAATTTAATAAATTGAATCCTTCTAAAGTTAGCCGAGCAAGAACCAAAGGTGCAAAAACTTTCTGGAAGAACATGTCACCCGAAACACGGGAACAGATTTTACGACAACGCAGAAATCAGAAAAATCCTATGAAAGGGAAAAAGCAAAGACGGGTTTCGTGTACAAAGTGCCGCCTAGAAACATCAATTAATGCTTTTACACGCCATATAAAAACGTGTAAAAATTGACGGGATTATGTTCCAACGCTCCCGCCGGGCGTGTATGACCTTACGCTGCTAGAGCATAATCCATAGGTGCATTATCGTTAGATGCTGCATTTACGTTTGTTGAACCTGTAACGGGCTTCACCCGGCACTCTCAGATTTACCTACTCATACCCCGTCGATCCCATTTCGCCCCCATCAAGAACACTTGGCACCCTTCAACGGGCTGAGCGCCACTTACTTAAGGAGGCCGATCACGTCTGATCGGGGTCTTAAGCTTGATCCAAGTGCTCATGGTGGAGGCGGGGAACTTCGATGTCCCCGTCCGGCTGTATTTTCGCTCGTCCTCAAACGAGTGCAGTTATTACGGATTTCTCCGCAATTCTATTGGTACTGGGGCGAGGTACTGATCCTCATTCTCTTGGCTCACAACCAAGCGCATCACCTTTATGCTTGTCCCAGCATTGTTATTGGTACGTGCACTAGGACTCGAACCTAGACTCTACAGATTAGAAGTCTGTTGCATTGTCCAGTTATGCTATGCACGTATTTATAATGTTGAATGGCTGGGTCGCTAACTCCCGTGTAAAGGGCAGGCCGCCAACTTGAAATCATCCGCCTAACCGAGGCCGTCGCCTTGAAATCTATGATGATCCGCCATTCAATTCTGTGGTGCCGCCACGAAGATTCGAACTCCGCACATCCTGATTACAAGTCAGGCGCTCTACCAACTGAGCTATGGCGGCGTTATTCTTCGCAGTTGAGCCAGACTCCGAGATTGTCATATCTCATATACTTGATCCAGCGCAGATTGACACCGGTGAAATGCTTGGGTGTTCGCTCATTATTGTCAAGCACCCATGATGTCTGCAGTTCAAGGTCATCGACCAAACATACAAGATGGAAGCCAACCCCGGGAATTTCACACAGCATGATGCTGATGTCCGTTGGATCAATTCCAAAATGAATACACAGCTCGGCACATGTCAGGGCAAACCCATCACAATCATCATCGGCCCGGTATGTCTGGTCGGCCAGAATTCTGGTTGCATGCGATTGCCAATGCTCGGGCTTCCCCATGGTATCCTGATCCGCTGTCCATGTGATGGCTTGATCGGTCATGGTCTTGGCCCGGCGGGCGGTCTCATGAATCATCGGTGGTATCCTTCGGCGGGCAATGAATTTCTGACGTTCGGGCTGGATCATCACACATGTCAACATATCCCCATGGGGCGGATGTTGGGTTTGATCCATGCGGTAACATGGTGGGTTCGTCGGTCGCACATCCCCGAAGAAATACGGCGGCGATGAATGCGAGCATAAACTTCATATCACAATCTCCTCGACGTATTTATACATCCGCCGGTATGGGTACTCATACGCCACCCCCTATCGTCGGGGGCTGTGAACATCATATACACCCTAGGGTTCGGTGGTTGCAACCACCGTGGTGGGGATCATATGTTCCATTTACCAAGACTGATCCAAGTGCACTCGTCCAATCTGTCACGCATATAAGTGCCGATATCGGCGGGATGTAATTACGCAGCGGCGATCTGGGCCAGCAGGGTGATGATCGTCAGGATGGCCGCCCAGATGAGCGATCCAGCCAGCCCGACACAGAAACCCCAGAGGGCGCCGAGAAGGCCGAACACATATGACTTGGCGCCCATATTAGCAAATAGTGATAGCCCGGTCACAAGGACGTATCCGAGGATCGTGGAGATGCTGGCCAGAACAATGAATGTCTGAAAGAAAATTTCCATAATATGTACTCTCCGTGTTTGATTGAATTTGGAACCTACACTACGCCGTTGACGAAGTCAAGCTCCTTTTTGTTGAATGCCGCAACATATGCAGCAGCCTCATCATCGTCAAAGATCGCATGAATATCATGCCAGCTTAGCTCAATCATCTGACCGGTGTCCGCAACAATGAACACATAATCAGTTTCCCAACTGTCCTGCGGCCCGTAATTCTTCATGGCCTTCTCGACATATTCATCGAGACCGAAGAACTGGGCGTGCACACATCCGATATAGATCAGCTTGCGGGCATACTTCTCATGAACACCAGTCTCGTAACGGAACCAATCAACACCATCGATTATCTGAGATATCTTCTTATGGGTCGGTGTGATCAGTGCCCGGATATCCCATAACTCGGCACCGGGTTCGATCTCGACTTCGATATGGTCGGCATCCCATTTGTAAGGGAGTGATGTATCAAGCGTAATGAGTTTCATGTTGTAATCCTGATGTTTGCATCACCGGCCATCTCACAGAATTCCTTGAGGGGCATTTCGGTCGCCCATGCTGGCGCAACGACATCCCACAAATCTTCTGAGGCGGTGGTCAACAGTTTGTTGCAATCCTCGTCCCACTCCTGCCATGCGCCATGCGAAACCCACGTTTCCTTGACATCACCGACTCGGACGGTGCCTAGTTGGGTGCCGCCCCGGTGATAACATTTCGCATCATCGCCTTCCATGATTTTCGACGGCTGATCGAATGACAGAACATGGGCATATCCATGCTGAGTATGATAGTTGTGGGCCGGACGAAAGAGATACCCGCCGAAACGAGCATACAATCCATGGCCATCTTTTCTGATCTTCGACATAATAAATTCTCCTAGATGTGGGTGTATCCCATGTCGGCCAATGCATCCTTGGGGATATACTCCCCACAGGTAAGCATCACAAAGCTGCGGCGGGCTCGATCCGGTGCATCATCACCGAAGAAATCCTTCTCCATGCCATGATCGTCATTGCCGGTTACCAGAACTCTCCACCCGGCGGGCCGGTCTGAACATGGCTGTAGCTTGACCGTTTCGATACACACAAAATCTTTGTGGGCGAATGCGGCAGCATCCTCAATCCGAAAATTACCGTGCCAGTCTTCCGGTGTTTGTCTGAATACCATACGTTCCATAGCTATACCTCGGAGTCAAATGCATAATGGCGGAGAGGGTGGGATTCGAACCCGCATTATCCACAGTGAAAGTGTGGTTTCCTATTCCATTTAGAAGATGGTTCCAAGATTGGCTGGCCCGGACAGATTCGAACTGTCCTTCATCTCGGTTAACAGCCGAGTGCGATCACCTAGATTGCTACAGGCCAATAATCTATTACGAATATTGAGTGAACACAAAAAGCTTGATGTCATCCAAAATTGCGGCGGAGGTCCCGTTCACAAACACAGCAAAGTTGTCCTCAAGCCTGCGAATTCCATGATGAGCCGTCAGTTGGGATTCCGCAATCACTTGACATGGAGTTGCGAAGTCTACCAAGTCGCTACAATCAAACTTGTCGGTCTCATCTAGAAGCTCCCCGATATGGGTGAACCCGTCCATGCCCCATGATGCAGCCAATCCACACTCTTTGAGGATTTTTGGAGTTTCATCATAATCAGTTTCTTCATACAATTCTCTGAGAATTTTTTCAAACTCCTCGTTCGAAATCCGCATACCAATAATTGTAACAGTCTGTGTACGAACGCTCATATCAAATATCCTTTACTTATGCCAGAAGTCGGCGGGCCATGTCCGTATACCCGATTTTCTTCATCTTGAGATCGACATATGTGTCATTGTGACCCGGAAGTCGATATGTGAATGTCTCGTCCTTCTCACAGTACCCAAACAGATGATTGGATTCTACCACAAGATCGCCATGGCTGTCATCTTCGTTACATTCCAAGAAGGTGTTCCAGAGTGCCTGATCTTCGGCGGATAACCCACGAATGGAGTTGCTGTTGAGATAATAGTCCGTGTCATTGATGTCATTCATCTCGAACTCTTTTGAAAGAATGTGCTTCTTCCCGGCCAGTTCGACTGTCACTTCATACGAGCCCGCAACGGTCTCGGGAATGATATTCAGATACTCGACCACTTCGGCCAGTGTCTCGGAATATCGGTTCATCTCTTCGACCGAAGCCGCCAGCATGTCGAAATTGAATGCCGAGAAGACAGATGCATACCGGACGATCTCTTCGATGTTGTCCTTGTTGTCAAGACGATCTTGGCAGTATTCCCGAACAAACCGAGCGTCGAGATTCTTGAATGAGAGGGAATAATACATCCGGCCCGGGCGGTTCTTGAGAAACTCAGAAACCTTCCATGTGGCATTTGTCGTGATGACAAACATCTTCTTGGTCGGATACACCCCGTCGAACAGCGTCAGAATTTTCGACTGGTCTGGATAGACCTTCTCGAACTCATCGAACAAGATGATCGCCGCAGCGTCGATGTTCTGGATGAACTTGTTGAACGTCTCACCGAAATACGGCTGGTTGATGACGATTGTTGGATACCCAAGCTCGGCGCCCTTGGCGGACAGAAGCTTCGCCAACAGGGTCTTACCGCTGCCCTTGATGCCATCGAGATGAACGCCGGTGGAAAGCTTGCGCTGGGCGAATGTGTTAAGGATACGATCAGCCTTTGCGGAACAGTCACCGTACAGTTTCTCGGGCAGCACAAAGTCGCTGATGGGCTGCAGGGAATACTTGTCTTGACGTTCGTCATACACCACCGAATAGGTCCGCACCGGGAGCGTATCGTGGATCGTGAAACTCTCACCCGAAAAGATTTCGAAGTTGTTACCGGACTGCAGAATGTGGGATTTTTCGGTCATGATATAGTTCTCCATTAATGTAATTAAAAGGCGTGTCCGGGAGATGATCGATGGTGCCTGTAATTATACAGCTCCAATAAACCGATCTCCCGGGATCAAATTATCATGATCATTATGCGACTGCTCATACAGCGGATGGCGATCTAGTCCCACGCATAATCCACGTCTGTCTATCAACCGAGATGGGATCGAACCACCGACCGCCCCGGTTCAGGGGCTGCTTTACCAATTAAGCTACCGGTTATTCACGAGTGCCTCGGAGGTTAGCCCTAATACACAACGCAGTTTTCTGTCTCAAGTCTTGTGTCCTGTAAATATAAGGGTATTTTCACTAATTGAACACGGCGGTCTCCAATCGTTTCCATCCTAAAATCTTGCAA